CTGGCGCTGCTGTCCCTCTTCCCGGGCGTAGACCCTGGCGTCCTGCTCGGTGCATTCGCCGGGGCGCTGGTGTTCATCGCCACCACCGCCGAACTTGGCAACCTGCGCAAGGCGGGCCTGTTCGTGGCCGCCTTCGTGGCGGGCGCGCTGGCGGCCCCGCTGGTTGCCGCCATGCTGGCCAGCGTGCTGCCGCTCAGTGTCGAAGTCCCCAGGGCCGTCGGCGCCATGCTGGCCTCGGCGCTGGCCGTCCACCTGCTGCAGTGGATCCTGCGCAAAACGCCGGAAGACCTGCTCAAACTCCGCAAAGGGGGCTGACATGCTGACCATCCTCTACGCCATGATCTGCACCGCGATCGCCATGCGCATCGCCACCTTCAACCGCAACGGGGGCGACTATCGCCCCCTGCCGGCACTGCTGGCATGGGTCATCACCGTCGCCGCCGGGTCCGTGCCGCTGCGCGTCCTGCTCGGGGTCATGCCAGCGCCAGACCCAGCCGCTGTATTGCTGGCAGCCGTCCTGCTCACCGCCCTGATCGGCTCTCGCGGATCCGTCATGCGCCTGCTGCCGCGCCGCCGCCAGCAACCGACCACCGCCAGCCACCTGAAAGGGAGGTTTCAACCATGAGCCTGAAAAAAGGGGATACCGGCACCGCCGTTGCCGATCTGCAGCGTCGCCTGACCAAAGCCGGCTATCCGGTCGAGCCGGATGGCTGGTTTGGCGATGCCACAGAGCGCGCCCTGCTCGCCTTCCAGCGTGACTACATGATCGCCGCCATCGGCCAAGCAGGCCCCCGCACTATGGCAGCCCTGCTCGGCAGCGAGCGCGGCAACCAGTTGCGCATCGATGACATGCAGGCTGGCGCAGACCTGCTGGGCCTGCCACTCGCCACCATGGCCACCGTCGCCCAGGTCGAGAGCATTGGCGAAGGCTTCACCCAAGACCAGCGCCCGGTAGTGCTGTTCGAGCGGCATGTGTTCTACAAGCAGCTCACCAAGCACCTGGGCAAGGCCGCCGCCGACCAGATGGCTGCCAGTTATCCCAACCTGGTCAACCCCAAGCGCGGCGGCTATGCCGGTGGCTCGGCGGAGTGGGAACGGCTGCAGCTCGCCATCAGCCTGCACCGGGATGCCGCCATCGAGTCGGCCAGCTGGGGCATGTTCCAGATCATGGGCTACCACTGGCAGGCGCTGGGCTTTACCTCTGCCAGCGACTGGCAGACCGCCATGCAGCGCAGCGAGGTCGACCACCTCACCGCCCTGTGCCGTTTCATCCAGCAAGACCAAGCCATGCACAAGGCGCTGCAGAGCCGTAAATGGGCCGACTTCGCCCGCCGCTACAACGGCCCGGCCTACAAGGACAACGACTACGACACCAAGTTGGCCAAGGCATACGACCACTTTGCCAAGGTCTACCCGGTGAAGGGGGTGGCAGATGCCTCGGCCTAAGTGCGGTCACTTGGTAGGGAAAACCTGTACCAAGCTGGATGCTAAGTGTCTGGAATTGCGCTGGCTTGGTGGCTGCGTGGTCTGCCCGTTCAGAGGATGTAACCAGAATAAGCCGCAGCCCACCCCACCACCGAGGAAACCGTAATGGCATTACTACGCTCCCCCCTCACCTGGTTGCTGCTGGCGCTGGCCATCGCCTTGGCAGGCTGGGGCTGGTCGGCCACCTCGGCAGCGACCGCCAAGGGCAAGGTCGATACCCTGCAAACCGACCTCAAGGCAGCCAACGACAAGGCCAAAGAGGCAGAGCAACGGGAAACGCTAAAAGATGGGACCATCGACCACCTCACCGGCGAACTGACCGCGCAGGCAACCGCCGCCGCCACGCTGCAGCGCCAGCTTGGCGATCTGACCATTACGGCCGCCACCCGGGCCGACACCATCAAGAGGCTCAAACGTGAAAATGCCGAACTCAAGGAGTGGGCTGATCGCCCTCTGCCTGATCCTGTTGTCAGGCTGCTCAAGCGCCCCACCATCACCGGCGCCGCAGATTATCAGGCTCACCTGTCAGGGCCTGACCCCCTGCCAGCTGCCGCCGGCCAGCCCGGCCAATAACGGCGATCTGCTCGACCAGCTGACCCAGACCGAGGCCGCCTGGGCCACCTGCGCCGCCCAGGTCGACAGCATCATCGCCTGCCAGCAACGGCACCAAAATGGGAGGGAAAATGGAAAAGCCAAAACAGATCCGTGAGGTGTTGCAGCAGTGCATCCCGCTGCTGCGCCAGAACCCGGATCACATGATGATTTTCGTCGACAAGGGCAAGCTGGTTGCCACCGGCGCCGCCAGCCTGTCGTTTGAATACCAGTACGAACTGACCATCATCGTGGCCGACTTTGCCCAGAACGTGAACACCGTCATGGTGCCGCTGCTGGCATGGATCAGGCAGTACCAGCCAGAACTGATGATGAACAGCGACAAGCGTGAAAACGCCATGCGGTTCGAAGTCGAGATCCAGAACAACGAAACCTGTGACATCGAAATAAAACTGCCGCTGACCGAGCGGGTAAAGGTCTGGAAGGATGAGCAGGGACTGCACTTCGAACACCTGCCTGAGCCGCCAGAAGACCCCTACGACGGCATCACCTGGGAACTGTTTATCAACGGGGAATATCAGCCATGGCCGCCGACATCGACCGTCTGAACGACTTCGCAGCCAGGGTAGAGCTGATAAGGGCCAACCTGTCGCAGCGGGAGCTGGCCAAATTTGCTGACCAGATGGCCAAAGAGATGCGCGAAAGCAACGCCAAGCGCATCAAAGATAACGTAACCCCGGAAGGGGACAAGATGGACCCGCGCAAGCCGCAGCGCGGTAACCGCGAGATAAAGTTCATCTACACCACCAGTGACAAAGAAGTGCGCCACCTGAAAAGCTGGCGCGGCACCCGCAGCTACATCATCGGTTTCGACATCATGCGGGGCGGCATCCGCACCTTCAAACGCTCACGCATCAAGCGCTTCATCAAAGTCGATGCCAGCAAGGGCGACACCATCAACAAAAGCCGGCTCAAGCGCAAGATGTTCTCCCGCCTCATTAAATCGACATGGCTCAAGGCCAAGGGCTACAGCGACAGGGCAGAAGTCACGTTCGCCAGCACCGCCGAGAAAATCGCCCATATCCACCACTACGGCCTGAAAGACAAAGGCAGCAAGGGGCAAGACATCCAGTACCCGGCCCGCCGCCTGCTGGGCATGGACGCCAACGACATCGACAAAGTGGAAGACCAACTGCTGGCCCAACTCACCAAAGGGCTGTAGTCGCTGCGTCCAGTGTATCCGCCGTGGATACACTGGCCGCCCCTCGCCTTGCCCGTCATTGCCCAAAACAATGGCCCCATGCAACTGACCCTGATCGAACTCCAACGCCAGCTCGACAACCTGATCCGTATCGGCACCGTCACCGCCGTACGCTCAGGGGAATGTCGCGTCAAAACCGGCGACCTCATCACCAACTGGCGGCCCTACCGCACCGAACGGGCCGGGAACAACCGCACCCGCCATCGCCTCTCCATCGGCGAACAGGTCATGTTGTTGTCAGTCAGTGGCGATCTGCGCAATGCGTACATCGTGGGCTCCCTCAACGCCGCCGCCGCAGACGAGCCACTGGCTGACGATGACAATCCGGATCTCGACCGCACCGAGTACAGCGACGGCGCCATCATCGAATACAACCCGCAAACCGGCGAGCTCAACGCCACCGGCATCATGGCGGCAAAAATCAAAGCCAGCGTCAGCGTGACGTTCGACGCCCCCAAGGTCATCTGCACCAACCTGCTGCAGGCCAAGCGCGTGATCAGTGAAACCGCCAAAGTCGGCGCCGTCGAAGTCGGTACCCACGGCCACACAAACGTGCAGCGCGGCAGCGACACATCCGGGGGCCCGGTATGAACTGGCTCGGCATGAATGCAGCCACCGGCCGCGCCATCAGCGCCACCGACCACATCATCCAGTCGGTGCGCGACATCCTCATCACCCCGGTGGGCTCGCGGGTCATGCGTCGTGACTACGGCAGCGAACTGTTCTACCTCATCGACCAGCCCCTGCACCAAGTCACCCGCTTGCGCCTGATGGCCGCCACCGTGCAGGCCCTCATCAACTGGGAGCCGCGCATCACCATCACCAGGGTCGACGTGCTGACTGGCGCCACTGCCGGCGCCTTGACCATCGAGCTCACCTGGCAGCGCAAAGATGGCGGCGCCCAGGAGTCTGCCAGCATCACCATCCCAACCGGAGCCGCCCAGTGAGCACCATCACCCTCTCCCAACTACCACAGCCAGATGTGATCGAACTGCTGGATTTCGAGGCCATCCTGGCAGAGCGAAAAGCCTATTTCGTCAGCCTCCACCCGGCAGACCAACAAGCCAGCGTCGAGGCCACCCTGGCACTCGAATCCGAGCCAATCACCAAGCTGCTGCAGGAGAATGCCTATCGAGAGCTGATCTTGCGCCAACGCATCAACGATGCCGCTATCGCCAACATGCTGGCGTGGGCCAAGGGGAGCGATCTCGACAACCTGGTGGCAAACTGGAATGTGCAGCGGCTCATCATCCAGCCGGGTGACCCCACCGCCACCCCGCCGGTACCAGAAATCAAGGAAGATGACGAAGCGCTGATCCTGCGCGCCCTGATGGCGTGGGATGGCCTCAGCGTCGCCGGCCCGACCGGGGCCTATGAGTATTTCGCCCTCTCTGCTGATGGCAAGGTGGCAGACGCCAAAGGCTCCAGCCCATCGGGCGCCGTGGCCATCGTCACCATCCTCAGCACCGAAGGGGACGGCACCGCCGACGCTGCGCTGATTGCCAAGGTCGACAAAGCCCTGAGCCACGAAGACCGCCGCCCGGTTGCCGACCGGCTCACCGTGCAGAGCGCGGGCATCATCCGTTACAGCATCACCGCCAAGCTGCATATCAGCAGCCAGGGGGCAGAGGGCGACGTGATCCTGCAAGCCGCCCGCGACAAGCTGGCCGCCTTCATCAACCCGCGCCGGCGCATCGGCATCGAGGTGCCGCGCTCTGCCATTGATGCCGCCCTGCACGTGCAAGGGGTCAGCAAGGTCGACCTGATCGGCTGGGCAGACATCACCCCAAGCCAGACCCAGGCCGCCTACTGCACCGGCTTCACCGTGGAGCGGGCATCATGACCACCCTGCTGCCGCCCAGCACCAGCCGCACCGAGCGCAACCTGGCCACCGCCGGGGAGCAGGCAATGCAGTTGCCGCTCCCGTTTCGCTCACTCTGGTCACCCTGGACCTGCCCTACCCACCTTCTTCCCTATCTGGCCGCCAGCTGGAGCGTCGATCGCTGGGATGACAAATGGCCAGAGTCCACCAAACGCCAGGTCATTGCCAATAGCTACTTTGTGCACAGCCACAAAGGCACCATCGGTGCCATTCGCCGGGTGGTAGAGCCGCTGGGCTACCTGATCCGGGTGTTGGAATGGTGGCAAGAAACCCCGAACGCCACCCCTGGCACTTTCAAGCTCGACATCGGCGTACTCGACACCGGAATCACCGAAACCATGTACCAGGAGCTGGAACGGCTGATCGCCGACGCCAAGCCGATGACCCGCCATCTGACCGGCCTCGCCATCAGCATGGAAACACGCGGCCCGCTCTATCTGGGGGCTGCCTGCTACCTGGGCGACGAGCTGACCATCTACCCATACAGCCCAGACGTGATTGAAGTCAGCGGCCCGCAGTGGCACGGCGGCATCACCCACACCATCGACACCTTGACCATTCAACCGCAACAATCAGGAGGTGCCGCTTGAGCGCCATCTATTTCGCCATCCTCACGGCTGCCGGCCAGGCAAAGCTCGCCAATGCCATCGCGCTGGGTGTGCCGCTTAAAATCACCCACATGGCCGTCGGCGATGGCAACGGTCAACCTGTCACGCCAAACGCGGCCCAAACTACGCTGGTCAGGGAGAGACGGCGCGCCCCCATCAATACCCTGTTTCAAGACCCAACCAACCAGTCGCAGTTGGTCGCCGAGCAGATCATCCCGGAAAACGTCGGTGACTGGTGGATCCGTGAAGCCGGCATCTTCTCCGAAGACGGCACCCTGATCGCCATCGCCAACACGCCGGACACCTACAAGCCGTTGCTCAGCAGCGGCGCAGGCCGCACCCAGGTGATCCGCATCGTGCTCATCGTCAGCGACACCAGCGCGGTGGAACTCAAGATTGACCCCGCCGTGGTGCTGGCCACCCGCAAATACGCCGACGATCTGCTGGCTGCGCATAAGCAGAGCAGTGACCATCCGGCAGGGAGCCAGACAGAAAAAGGGATGCTGAGACTGGCCACACAACCTGAGGCATTGGCCGGGGTGTTGGATTCGGTTGCAGTGGCACCAAAAGAGATGAAAGCGGCAATTGAAGCTCTACTCGATATCGTCGCCCCGGTCGGCGTTCCAATCCCATGGGGGAGTGCCACCCCGCCAAACAGCCGATTCTTGATCGCCCAGGGACAGGCATTCGATAAAGTGACATACCCAAAGCTCGGCACACTATGGCCGACAGGGGTGATCCCATTCGATATGCGCGGGAAATTCCCCCGCGGCTGGGATAATGGGCGGGGGGTTGATGTTGGACGAGTGTTGTTAAGCGAACAAGGGGATGCAATTAGAAACATTACTGGCAGCTTGAATGATGCCTATGGCGGTATCAATTTGGCGGGGTCAGGAGCCATGGCAGGAAACATCGGAATAACTACTGGGTACGTACAAACAACAGGGACAAGTGTCTTAAATCGCGTCATATCAAATCTATTGGACGTGTCCAGGGTTGTTCCAGTTGCCGCAGAAAATCGCCCAACCAACATAGCATTCAACTACATCGTGAGAGCCGCATAATGAACCAGAACGAACCAAGCGCAATATGGGGCGAGAATGGCTGGGCCGCCAGCGATGGATGGGTGTTAGTACACGGTACCAACACCGCCACTGGTGAATACACTGGCCCATGCGATGTCTGGGTATCTGCTGGCACCGGCCTGCCAGCAGGAGCCTATCTAGATGCACCACCTGCATCAGAACAGGGAATGGCTATAGTTCGCACTACTGAGGGCTGGGCCATGCTTGCCGACCATCGCGGCGCCACAGCATATTGCAAACAGACTAGGGCTCCGTCAGCCATCTCAGAGATCGGCGAGGTACCAACCAACCTAACCCTGCAGCAGCCTAATTCACCATTTGATGCATGGGATGAGCAAACCGGTAATTGGGTGAAGGATGATGAGGCAGAACAGCAATACTTGACCACCCAAGCCAGGCAGCAGATAGCCGCCATGCTGGCGGAGGCAACTACCATGGTGGCAACGCTGCAAGATGCAGTAGATCTCGGCATGGCGACCAAGATAGAAGAGGAAAACCTCATCGAATGGAAACGCTACCGAGTGACCCTGACGAGGGTTGATGTGACAGAACACCCAGTCAACTTGCCACCCAAGCCAAACACCAACATATAAAGACCACCCCGCCCAGTGCGGGGTTTTTCGTTACTGCCTCTCATCCACCCATTGTCACCGCCGCTCCAGTGTATCCACGCCGGATACACTGGCCGCCGCTCGCCTGCCATCCCCTGCCCCTGCATCCTGACCCTGCTCGCATTTCCTTGCAAAAGCTCCGTCCGGACAACAGGAGAACCTATGGCACTGGACCAATTTCACCACGGCGTGCGCGTCGTGGAAGTCAACGAGGGCACTCGCACCATCCGCACCGTCGCCACGGCGGTGATCGGCATGGTCTGCACCAGCGCCGATGCGGATGCCGCCTACTTCCCGCTCGATAAACCGGTGTTGATCGCCAACCTCCCGGCGGCCATCGCCAAGGCTGGCACCCAGGGCAACCTCAAGCGCTCGCTGCAAACCATCTATGACACCGTCAACACCATCGTCATCGCCGTGCGCGTGGCAGATGGCGCCGACGCGGCAGCCATGACCAGCAACATCATCGGCACCATCAAACCCGATGGCAGCTACACCGGCCTCAAGGCACTGGAACGGGCCGCCCCGATGACCGGCGTCAAGCCGCGCATCCTCTGCGTACCGGACAACTGCACCTTGCCGGTGGCTACTGCGCTGGGTGGTGTGGCCAAGAAGCTGCGCGCCTTTGCCTACGTGCCAACCATCGCCGAGACCGTCGAGGCTGCACTGGCCTACCGCGAAAACTTCTCCAGCCGCGAACTGATGCCGATCCATGGCGACTGGACAGCCTGGGACGTGGCCGCCAATGCCAGCGTCAAACTGGATGCCTGCCTCAAGGCTGCCGCCATGCGGGCGCTCATCGACAAAGAGATCGGCTGGCACAAGACCCTGTCGAACGTCGGCGTGACCGGGGTCGACGGCATGACCAAGGCCCTGTTCTGGGATCTGCAAGACCCCGACACCGAAGTCGGTCTGCTCAACGCCAATGAGATCACCGCCCTCATCCGGGCCGATGGCTTCCGCTACTGGGGCAACCGCACCTGTTCCGATGATCCGCTGTTCGCCTTCGAGAACTACACCCGCACCGCCCAGATCCTGGCCGACACCATGGCCGAGGCGCACATGTGGGCCAACGACAAGCCGCTGCACCCGACCCTGGTGAAAGACATCGTCGAGGGCATCAAAGCCAAGGGCCGCGAACTGGTGGCGGGCGGTTACCTGCTCGGCTTTGACTGCTGGTACAACGAAGAGCTCAACGACAAAGACACCCTCAAAGCCGGCAAGCTGCGCATCGATTACAACTACACCCCGGTGCCGCCGCTCGAAGACCTCGGCTTCATCCAGCGCATCACCGACCACTACCTCATCGACTTCGGCGCCCGCGTCGCGGCCGCAGCATAAGGAGCCACCATGGCACTGCCATTCAAACTCAAACGCCTGAACATCTTCCTCAATGGCGACAACTGGGTCGGTGTAGCGGAAGATTTCACCCCGCCAAAAGTATCCCGCAAGTTTGAACCATATCGCGGCGGAGGCTCCCCAGGTGCCGTCAACATCGACTTGGGGCTGGATGACGGCGCCCTCGATGTCTCGTTCACATTTGGTGGCTACGGAGCTGAGCTCCTGAGCTGCATGGGCGAACCCAAGGCCGACGGCACCAAATTGCGCTTTGCCGGTTCCGTCCAACGCGACGACACCGGTGAAGTGATGGCCGTCGAAATCGTCTGTGGTGGGCGCTTCAAAGATCTTGACCGCGGCACCCTCAAGCCAGGCGACAACACCCAGGCCAAGGTCAACATGGTCAACACCTACTACAAGGAAACCATCGGCGGCAAGGTTATCCATGAAATCGACCTTATCAACATGGTCGATGTTGGCCCAGCTGGCGTCGACCGCGAAGCCGAGCACCGCAAAGCCATCGGCCTCTAACCTACCCAACAACCAAACGGGCGGCCCACAGCCGCCCTCACCACATCCACAACAGGAACAAGCACCATGGACCAGAAAGAAATCACCCTCGACACCCCGATCCAGCGCGGCGAAAGCACCCTCAACAGCCTGATCATCCGCAGCCCCAAGAAGGCGGGCCACCTGCGCGGGCTCAACACCATGGACATCGTCCAGATGAACGTCGATACCCTCATCAAACTGCTGCCCCGCATCACCGACCTGACCGAAAAGGAAGTGAACGACATGGACCCGGCTGACCTGCTCAAAGCCGGGGTTGTGGTGGTCGGTTTTTTGATGGGCTCGCAGCAGGAGGCCTACCTCACTGCATAGACGACCTGATGGCCGAGATCGCCATCATCGCCCACTGGCCGCCGTCCGAGATGGCGGCCATGGAAATCAGCGAGCTGATGGGCTGGCACCAACGCCTCGTTGAGATTCACAACCGCATCAACGGGGCAGACGAACAATGAACCCTCTCAAACTCCAAATCCTGCTCGGGGCGGTCGACAAGCTCACCGCCCCCCTCAAAGCCGTCAGCGGCCAGAGCCGCCTGACCGCCAAAGACTTGGTCGACACCAAGAAGAAAATCCGCGACATCGAAACCCAAGCCGGCCAAATCGAAGGCTACAAGACGCTGGGCGCCCAGATTGGCGCAACCAAGGCAAAGCTGAAACAGGCCGAGGGTTCATTCAGCGAACTACAGCGCAAGATTGCCGACACCCCCAAGCCAACCCGCCTGATGATCAACGAGCTCAACAAGGCCGAGAAAGCCCTCAACCAGCTCAAGACCAAAGAAGGGGAAATGATCACCCGTCACGCTCAGATGGGTGAAGCCATGCGCAAGAGCGGCATCAACACCAGCAACCTCAGCGAAACCCAGCGCCGCCTGAAAACCGATTTGGCCGCGGCTAACACCGTGCTCGACTCTCAGCGCGCCAAGCTGGGCCAGCTGGCTGACCAGCAAAAGCGCCTCAACCAGGTCAAGGCCAGCTACCGGCAGACCCAGGAGCTGCGCGGCCAGATTGCCGGCCACGGCGCCACCGCTATCGCAGCCGGTACCGCCATCGGCATGCCGGTTTACAGCGCTATCAAGGAATACTCCAGCTTTGAAGACGCCATGAAGGGGGTGGCAAAACAGGTCGATGGCGCCAGGGATGACTCTGGCAAGCTGACCCAGGTCTACTTCGACATGGCCAAACAGATTCAAGCCATTTCAGAAGAGATCCCCCAACTCAACGGCGCG